GCTCTTGGGTCTGTAACTTGTGTAACTCCAATTTCACATGCTCTTATCTTCACTGACTTCATAGGGTCTATGATTGTCTCTGTTGATAATGGCACTGCTTCCTTCCAAGTTGCACAAATATTCGGCACAACAACTAATGCATAACTTCCTGGAACTGAATTACTAACTACTAAATTAATTCCTGCTAATTTACCTACCTTACCATTAGTAGCCATATCCTCACCTATTTGTGGGAATTGTGCTCCTTTACCTGCTAAGTAATCAACCATACTTCTATGGTCTCTTAGGTTCATAAACATAGTTAAATTACTCGTATCGTAATTGTATTCGCCAATCTTTTGTTTAGCCTGCATTAAGTTGTCAAGTATGCAAGGAACTGTTCCATTCCATTCACTACCTGCTCCAATAGCCACTAAGTTAATGTTACTTGCTGAACCTTTTTCGCTCAACACTTGATAAATCTCGTCATCAACTCCCTTAGTTACTCTCTCTGCAATTCTAAACATTACTCTTGCTTGAACATCTACATTATCAGTTAAGATATCTTCCCAAAATATGTTATCTTCAATACCATATTTTTCAAGTTCTTTACTAACCTTTGTCCAACTTGTAGTAGCTTGAGGGAAATTAGCACCTCGTGCCAATCCTTTAACTCTGTTTGCTACATTATCAGTCAAAGTATTGCTATCTTCCTTATAAAATGTATTATTCCATGCGTTAGTGCTTGATATTGTTAAAACTGGTTTAAATTTATATTGCTGTGTTGCAAAACCTTTTACAGTTTTGTCTACAACTTCTGCCCTCAATCCAACTTGTCCAATTTGTTCTGCTGCCATTTTATAAATTTACTCTAACAGGTGTTAAATAACCAACATTTCCTTGTGCTACTCCTGTATTCATAGCATAACCTATTTTTACTGCTCCACCACTTGCTGCATTTACCATTGGGCATACCATAACCCAGTTCTCTGAACCGATTTCTGATACACTTGCTATTGGTGCTCCTGCTGTTGATGCTCCTGAACATCTGAATTGGAACACTCCTTGTGTCCAAACTCCTACTCTTGGAAAATCTTGTCCAAGAACATATGCTCCTGATGCATCTGCACTTAAAACACCTGCAATTGGTGCTCCTTCTAAATGTGTTAATGCTTTGCTACATATTCTTTGACCATTAGTGGCTCCACTAATAGCAACCAATGTTCCTTTAAGAGCCATTGATGTTCCTGAATATACATAATCTATTGGCTGTCCATCGTTATTTGCTCCAAACAACTCAATCTTTGTTGCTTCGTATGTCATTTGTTATTCATAAAAGAAGTTTATAAATCGAAATAACTTAATGTCTACCAAACATCTTCAGATACTTATTTGCTTCTTCCTGTGCTAACTCATCATTTGTCTTCTCCTTCGGAACGTTTCCTGCGAAACTTCTTCCAGCGATAGCCATATCTCCACTTGCTCTTTGTATCTCCGCCAATAACAAAGTCATGTCGCTTTTCATTTGCTTCATATTCTCTGTTAATGTTCTTGCTTCTTCCAAAGGACTTGGTGAATTATCTAAATTAGTCATTTCTTTCTGCATATCAATACCTGTTTTTGCTGTAGCAATCATTTTAGCTGCTTCACTTATATTCTCTTCTTTCATCTGTTATAACCTCCTTTCATCTGTATAAATATGTGTTTCATGTTAATTTTAATCCTATTCCTACAATACTAAGTGTCAATGCTGTTGCTGATGCCCAAAAAGCAATTGATGTCTTTCCTACTATCTTATCAAACTTGCTCTCTAATCCTGTAATCTTATTATAAATATCCTTATTTGTAACTCTTATAAAACAATCTTCTTTCATTTTCCACCTTCTGATATCATATCAACCAATTCTTTTTGAACGTCATTTAATTGTGAATATGGTATTCCAAAGTAATAATTTGCTATCTCGTTAGGGTCTGTTATGTAACTTCCTTCTCCTGTTGATGTTCCTTTCTTAACTAATCTTGTTTCTCCACCACTACTTAATAATCCAAATCCTAATGTGCTTCCAGGTTCGCTAACTGTCTCTGGTAATCCTGCTTCATATGCTCTTTGTTCAGCTTGTTGTTGTTCTGCATACGCTCTATCCGATGCTGTTTGTGCTTCATTATAAGCTCTTTGCTCTTCTAATTGCTGTTGTTCATAAGTTCTTTGTTCTGCTAATTGTTGTTCCTTATATGCTCTATCATCTATTACTGCCTGTGCTACTTGTTCTGCTTTTCTTTTATCATATTCTCTATTTATAGCACTCAATTCATCAACAAATGCTTGTATCTTATTTGTTTCTATTGTCTTTCCAATCCAAGGAATATAAGGTATGATTGTTTCAAAATCATCTTGAACATCTAACATATCTTGATGTATTTGGTCTGCTTCTGCATTCATTCCTACTCCTTCAAGTAGTGTTATCATATCATTTCCATTCTTTATATAAGTTGATGCACTTCTTCTTGTTTCTGCTCCACCTGTTCCTGCTGATATTAGTGTTGTAAGACTTGGCATTCCACCAATTAATAATCCTAATGCTAACTTCGACTTCATAATATTTGCAAAAAAACCTATCGTTGTTGCTCCTGTTGCTGTATTTGTTGTAATAGCTCCTGCTGATGGTGCAGTTGATACTACTCCTGCTGCTTCAGGACTTGTTGATGCTATTGTTGCAGCACCTTCTGTAGTTGATGCAGTTGCTCCTAATGTTGAAAAATATGATGTTAATGCTGTAAATCCTGTTGCTACTGTAGACATAAGTGCTGGTATTTCTGCAACTCCTAATGCTCCTGCTACAAGTTGAAGTTGTTCCATAGGTGTTAATTGTAATTCTGATGCTGGTAAAGGTTCAGAACCAAATGCTCTCATTAATTCTTGTGGTGTATATGTTTGTCCACCCATAACTACACTCCCATTCTTTTGTGCTTCTGTCATCATAGATGCTCTTTCTACCTTTGTATTTGGGATTGCTTGTGCTAATTGTGCTGCTTGTGCTGTTCCACTAATTATGTTTGCTTGATTTGCTTGTGATATTGTTGGACCAATATTCGCAGTTTGATTTGCTAACTGTGTCTGTATATTTCCTGTTGGAACTAAATCTCTTGTATCGCTAACTGCTTTACTTGACTTTACACTTGTTCCTCCCCCAACACCACTAACTCCTGTTGCTGGAACAGTATACGATGTTCCTTTAGAAACCGAACTTACTTCTGATGGTTTAACTATAACTGAACCTAATTGTGGTTCTTTCTTTGGTGTAAAAAAATCACCAATACTCTTTATAATATCACTTAAAAATCCCATTTTATAAATACACTCCTAATAATATTGTTGCTAATATAACTCCTAATGCACATTCTTTATAATCTTCTATTGTCCACTTCATTGTCCTGCTCCTGCATTTTGTCTCATCATTGGAGGTTGCGTTTTACTTGGTTGTGAGAATTGCTGATAACTTCCTAAACCCTGTGTTGAACCACCTTGTGTTCCCATACCTGTTGCTTCTTGTTGTAACCCTTCTTTATCTTGTGGTGGTGTGCTATTCATCATGTTATTCTGAAGTGATGCTGGAAATTCAAAGTTTACTTCAAGGTTCAACTGACGAAGTATCTGTTCTTCAATATACAGTTGTTCCTCTTCAATAACTTGTTCAAATGCTAAATAAGCAATCTGTGCTGCAGTTTGTGTTAATTCTTGCGAACCACCTATAATAATCTGTGGAACTCCTAATGATTGATAAAAATATTGATTAAGTAGTTGTATCCAACTCTTTGGGTCTATTGATGAACCATCACTAACTGATGCTAATTCAGTTTCAACTGAACCTTTTGGTATAAATATATCTTCTCCTAAATACTTTGCTTGTGATACTTTTGCTTTAAATGCCAATACCTTAGCATCTATATCTGTATCTAAATGCCATATTCTAACTGGATAAATATTCCTATGTAGTAACTTTTTATAATCTGTCATTGCTTCATTACGAGCAAGTATAATCCATTCACAAGCATCAATTAAACTTATTCCGTGTATTTCATCTGCAATTCTATTACGAGCAAAGTGTAATATTTCTTCGGGTTTAAATCTAACAATTGGCTGGTCTTTACCTGCCTTGCTAATCTGTTCATATCTTATAATCAATCCACCTTCATTAGCTACAATCTTTATTGTTGCTGGGTCTAAAACCTTGAGATTTATAAGACGCCCCTCTTTATCTCGGATTATCTCTGCAAATGCATCTCCATAAATGTTATAACATCGTATCATATTCTCTATAATACTATTGAAATTATCGTTGCCCATTCCTTTTATAACGCTAAGGGCGAGAGTTGTTAGTGGGTTACTTTTGAACCCTTTTCCTACTGTCCATGTTGCCTTAGTGTCTATTGACATCTTGAGTTCGGGAATAGTTTTGTAATAGCCAAGATATTGTGATGCTTTCGTATTAATCCATTCGGTTTCTTTCTGTCCTGTTGCTGCATCAGTTGTCTTAGTTGATACTGAATAATCTGTGAAGACATTACTTTGGTCTCCATAATGTGATGTTCCTAAATCTAATTGTGTCATTTAAAATCCCTCCACTGTTGAATAAAATATTTCACCATGAAGGTCTGCATTTGCTGCTGAATGGTCTACTGTTATAGAAACTATTTGTTGTTGAGACCAATTTAATGTTGTAATCTTTGTTTCAATCCACTCACTAAAAAAATAATTTCCTGTTACTGTAGTATCATAATCTATTCTATATAAGAAAAACTCAGCATCTGCTGTAGTTCCTGTTGTTCCAACTCTTATTCTAAATTTTGTATAAGGATAAATACTGCCAACATCTATCCACTGTGCAACTAATGCTTTAATCATTATTCCATTTATTGCACTATTTGCTGGTATTGTTAATTGATGTGCTATTGTTTCTGCTGCTTCATTTACTACATCTACCATTGTATTTATAGAAGTTATTGGATAATTAATAACTGCTTTATCTGCAATTGAATTAAAAAACTCATTACTTGAACTTTGAATTGTTGGAAAAACACTCATCATATTTAATGCCATTTATTTAACACCCATTGTTTCCTGAACATTTATATCTCTTAATATTCCTAAACCACGAAGTGCTATATCTCTATTAACATTAATTAAATCTTCTGCTACAATACGAGAAGGATATGTATTCATATCAAATTGAATTGATTCAATTGCTACTAAACTGCTTGCAATATCTGCCAGAAAAGGTTTCCAAGCAGAACCTATTAAGTCAAGCGAACCTGCTGTTGAAAAATCATAACGACCTGTTACATTTACTGTTCCTTCAGCATGCATCATAGCACTGCCTAAATATATATTGAATGCAGTGTTATATCCTGAACCTGCTTTACCAATACATTCAGAACCTGTTACAAAATTTCCGTTTAAACCCATAATTTATATAACCTCTTATACTTATTTTTATTTATAAAGTTAATGTTTGTTTTCATGTTAGTATAAGTAAATATTTAAACTCCTGTGAGCATTACACCATGCAGCCCTTATAAGACCTTCTGCAATGTGTGTATAACGACCGTAAATACGCATATCATGTGTTACTTCGTTACTTTCAACTACGAGTGATTTAAGTGAAGCGAAGATTTCATTATCTTTGAGCAGTTTGATTTGACCACGTTCCATAAGGTTCTTTAGGTTCATATAAAGGTCTTCTTTGAGGAGTTTCTTACGTCGTTTATCATCTCGGGTTATAGAACGAGAAGCATTATTTATAGCAACCACCTTGCTTGAAGTTTGTGGATGTGCGAGAAGAGCATCAAATACGGCAACTCCAAGTCCACCATCATCAATAAAGATACGTCTGAAGTCGTAAGCACAGTCAAGTGCGAGTATTTGGTCTGTAGTTACAGTTGTGAGCTGTTTTACGTGAATTTGATTGTCCCTTTGGATTAGAGTGCCATCTTGCAGACGTTCAAGCACTTCAAATGTCGTTTCATCTGCTCCCATACGAGCTACATCAACACCTAAGTAGTATTCAGCATTGGGTTCAGCTTTGTTAGTGCGTTCTTCTGTCTGGCAGGAGTTGATTAGGCTGTCAGGGAATAGTTGCTGGAGTTCTTCAAGGAATTGAGCGAGGTATTGCTGGGCGTATTGAAGTTCAGTCATTCGTGCTTTCTCACGGCGTAGATATTCAAGCATTATTGAGGATTGAGGTTCAGGACGAAGCTTGGCTACCTCTTCTGAGTTGATGTGAAAGGTTTTGAAATGCATAGAAGGGTTGGTGTAAGTTTCATAGAAATAACCTTCTTGTGCATTTGGTGTAGAGATAAGCCAAATGCTTCCTCCTGTTGTTAAAAGCATAGGAGTAACAGACTGCCATATGGCTTCTGGCATATATGCTGCTTCATCTGCGATAAGAATGTCAATTGTGAGACCGAGAACACCTATTCCAGCTTGACCCACGGCTTTACATTTGACTGATGAGCCGTTGTTGAGTTGAATTTGATGTTTAGTAGGACGTTTATTACCCCGAGATACAAACGGTTTATAATTATCGTATAAATAAAGCAGAATTTTCTGTATCATCATCTCTGCTTGGTCTTCGGTTACGGATATGATAAGAACAGATTTCTTGGGATTGTGGATTATGTATTCGGACGCTTTAATGGAGACGATGGTAGACTTACCAACTTGACGTCCACAGTTAATACAAAGGTTGCCAGATGCTGTTAATATTTCCTTTTGCCAATCGTCAAGGGTTAGATGTCCTGGATAGATGATAGATTGGGTAGTATCTTGAGACCTGCACTTTATAATCTCCTCGACTATTTCGTTTTGAGTTGGTGCAATTTCGTCACCTTGGAGATAGTCTTCGTTTAGAGCTTCGAATATGGAGTTGAATTCATCGGAATGCTCTTCTGGGAGTTTATTCTGCTTTTGTCGTTTCAAGTTCTGCTAACCTCTTTTCAGATAGGGTAAGAAGTTGCGAGTATTGTTCGAAGTCGATTAGAGCACGTTTAATGCCGTTGGTAGCTTGAACCTTTAGGTCTTCCCACTCTTTTGAGCTTAACGTGATATTTGTCTGTAGTTGTGTCATAGGTAATGTATTTTGGTGGTTGTCCTCCTTTCAATATCCAGTCGGGTGTGGCGAGGGCATGATGCCTTCGTGGTTTTTTCCAATTGTGAGGATATATGCGATTGCCATTAATGTCGGTTTTGGCATGGTAAATGCGATGGTCATATCGATGGGTGTAGGTTGCTTTTATTTCGTCGGGGGATTTCTTGATTTGGGTCATTGGGATTTAATTCCTTTTGCAATTCCTTTTGTAAGGTGATGATTAGGGCGTAATCGGGAGTATCGGGAATTGTGTTTTTCATAGTATAGATTGGGGTTTGTGATTTATAAAGGTTTTGAAGTAGATTATATAATATAGTTTAGTAAAAAATTTATGAGAACTATAATTAAAATAATATATATGATTTTAAAATTAACCCAAAAACATTATAAAACCCCTATTTTACCTTATTAAACCCATTAACTTCATCTACCTTCTCATACCTCTTCTATACTCTCATATTTGCTGAATTTCATACGTAAAAACACGCGTTTTTGAACGATAACTCAACACGTATAGTATATTGTTACATCTACCCAATCAGCCCTTCAAAATACACAACTTATACTTAGAATAAAGGTAAAAAACCATAAAGGTTTTATAACCTTAAAGTTTATAAATATAATGTGATGTAGTTTCGGGCTGTCTTCCAACCCAAATCATATATATCCTTATCCCGTTTATTACGTTTATTACGTTTATTAAATAATAAAACTTTATGTAATAAATAAAGGCAATAAAAACATAATAAAAGGGAAAAACCTTTAGGTTTCCCTTTATTATTTTGTTAAATATATAGGTAATAATAAAATAAATAAAACTTTCCCTTTGAGATTTGGCTATTTTTAGCCCTTTTATTACTGTTTATTACAACGATATTAATAAAAATAATAAAACAAATAACAAATATCGTTATAATCATATATATACTTTCTACCTAACTCTTGTATAAAAGCCCTGAGTATCGCCATCTTTGAAGTTCATTTTAAGCAATCCCAATGCCTTTTGCACGCTTCTATCTGTATCTACTCTCTTCAAATGTTCGCTAATCTCTTGTTTCTTATAAGTTTTGCCTACTTCCATAAACTTCATTATCTCTGCAGCTAACTTCTCTGCCATAGACTGTTTATCATCCCTATCTACATTCAAGCAATCAAACAATATCTTGCTTCCATCTTCACTATCCTTAGCTCTATACTCTATATTCTTTATCCAATCGTTATCCCTTTCCTTATCCTGTTCTAAGCAAAAGTCAGTCCTGCTATTTCCAATTCTCTTCACATTAAACGTCTTATCAGCCATATAACCAAAGTCGCCACTTCCTCTTATTCCACCACTCTTATTATTGTGGTGTATAGTGCTAAATGTCACATTATACTTCTCCATCAGTGGACTTAGATTATCAAACAATCTTCTCACATCCTTACTGCTATTCTCATCGCCAGTCATCATTCTAACTAAACTATCCATCACCACATACACTGGCTTATATTCCTTGATAATCTCACTAATCCAGCCAATAAACTTCTTATGACCATCTTCTTCATCTAACTTAAACCCCTTCTTAATAACGCTATAAAACTCAATAGGCACATCTCCTCTAATATCCATTCCATTAGCAATCTTAGTTACTCTAAACTTCATTCTCCTAACACCATTCTCTTCATCAAAATAAAGCACTGGACCTTTCTTAACAACTTCAAATTCTCCAAATACATCATTTCCAGTAGCAATACATAACCCAATATAAGCATTCAATAAACTCTTACTACATCCTTTATTTCCAGCCCATATTATAAACGAGTTCTCAGGTATCAAATCCTTGACAATCCATTTCTGCTCTGGTATCTCTTTGCTTATCAATTCGTTTGCTGACAATATATTGAATTGCTTTACTAATTCAACTTTGTTCATCTAAACTTCTGAGATTGCTGATATACTCGGAATATCAATTGTAGTATTGCCGTCCTTCCAATCTGCAACAACAATACATTCTCCAAAATTTTCTAAGAATTCACCTTCATATTTCCAACCATTCTTAAGCACAACTTTAACTCTCTTGCCTATCAAATAGCTCATCTCTTTTTTATTTTCCATTTTATCTCTCTCCTCCTTTCAATTATTTCACGAATGCAATTAAAAACCTAATTACAAAGCGAATATAAAATAAACTAACACAATCATCTCAGTAGCTGCAATCCAAAGACCAATCTTATAAGGTAAAGGTATCTTAACACTATCTTTATCTTGTTTCAATTCCTTCAACAAAAATCCGTTAATCTCTGTCGACAAATGCTTATGTTTTGCGTCATATAAAACTTGAATATCTTTTGCAACATTCTTATCTATACAAACACAAATGTTTTTTTTGTTTTTTCCTTTTCTCATATAGATACATTGTTTCTTTTATTTTTAAATGTATATATATAAATTATATAATTTATTTATCGCCAATTATCAGCAATATTTGTTTTAATAACAACATTTTTCCAACTATCACCAATGTTAATCTTTGCTGTAGCTGTTGCCCAAGCATCACCAATGTTAATCTTCAAGTTTGTCGATGATGGTAATGTTCCACTATATGTATAATTTGCATTAATTGCATATAATTCATCCAATGTAAAATCTGCTGTTCCATTAGTCCAAGGTGTTACAGATATTGGGAATGTATCGTTCATTTCTGCACTTCTATTTGTTACATTTGTATATCCAATATAATTAATAAAAGATTTTGAATTATAACACAATACATAACTTCCTGCTGGTAATCCTAATGATGTTGCAAAAGTAAATTGTTGATTATATGAACTTGTATTTGTTATATAAACACTCCCAGTAACCCCTTTTAATGAAAGAGCCCCTGGTGCATAGTTATAAATACCACATTGAGACCAATCTTCATGTCCAGCTTCAACAAAAATCTTTGCAGTTATTGAATTAACACTTCCTGCATATGGCATTTTAAAATATGTTCCATAATTAATATCATCAGTTATTGATACATTATTAGATGCTGTCCAATTACCAAAACTTCCGATTATTTCTGTCATTTTATAAACTATACTCAATGTATAAGGTCCCAATAGGAAAATTACTTGCTGTCAATGGTGTTGTTCCTGACCAATATACACAATTTAATACTGTTGCAATACCACTTGTAGGACATTCTCCTGTAATAATTGTGGCACCTGATATTGTTGTTCCATAAACATTAGTCCCACTCCAACTAACTCCATATCCTGCAAAGTTAGTTCCACTAACTCCATGACTACCTGCCGTTATCCTATGAGCATATAATGCTCCAGATGTTGCTACATATGCACCACTCACTGCTAATCCCGCACCACTGACTACATATAAACATCCACTTGTTGTAACATATTTATTATAATTAGAAACTACTCCACCACTTAATCCATATAATGCTCCACTTACTGTTACTCCAGCCCCCGATACAGTTGTTAATCTTGATGTTTGTGTTACCAACGCACCTGATGTCGTAACATATGCTCCACTAACAGTAACTCCTGCTCCACTAATTGATGTTATATTAGGTGCTATAATACTTCCTGTTGCATTTATATTTCCTACAACATCAAGTATTGTATGTGGAGTAACAGTTCCTATTCCTACACTACCTGCATTTGAAATAAACATCTTAACTAAATTAGTATTTGTAACAAAACTAATAGGGTCTTGTGTGCTATTATTACCTAAAGATAATCCATTAGTTGAATCTAAATAATTCATCCAACCTAAATCTTGATTTGAAGTAGATGTTCTTGTAAATTTTATTGCTCTTAATCTATTTATATCGTTCTCAGAAAGGACAATACTTCCTGTCATAGTTCCTCCAGAAAGTGCTAACTTATTATTTTGTAATATTGGTATTGCTCCAGATACAGCTACTCCTGCTCCTGAAATTGTGGTTATAACTGCTGATTGTAAATTAACAAAACTTCCTGTAGTTCCAAATATCTTTGTTCCTGAGAAACTAATTCCATAACCTTCAAGTGTTGTTCCACTTGCTGATGCTGTTACTCCTGGTAAATTAGTTAAGAGACTTCCGTCACCTAAGAAATATCCTGCTTCCAAAATACCACCCCATGACATGGTATCTCTTCCTTTTCCTGTCCAATATGCCATTGTTATAAACTATAAACTAATTGTTCCCAAGCAAACTAAAAAACTGAAAAAAATAAAAAATAAAAATTTCGTTATTTACGGATTACCTGCTGTGTATGTTCCTGATATCAGGCAAATAGCTCTTGGGTCTGTAACCTGTGTAACTCCAATTTCACATGCTCTTATCTTCACTGACTTCATAGGGTCTATGATAGTC